GAGGCTTCACCTGGAAGTCGTCTGCGAGTCTTTTTTTGGATACGCCCTTGGCTATCCGCGCGGCCTCGATGGCGGCGCCTAAATCCGGTCCGGTAAGCATTGCCTAATTAGGCCTATCGGCATATCGGTTAGGCAATGGCTTGTTTGCGATAAGGTAATGCCTTATATTCATCCCAAATCTCCAGGAGAGAACTCATGAAATCAGCAGAAGCAGCCAAAGAAGCATCCCGCTTGCTGGGCAGCCAGGCGGAGATGGCGCGCCTGCTGCGGGTAACAGCACCCACCGTGAACCAGTGGTGTTCCGGTGAGCGAGCAGTCCCGGCGAAGCGTGCCCTGCAAATCGAGGCCTTAACCGAAGGCCAGATCAAGAAGGCCGACCTTTGCCCATCGTTTCCATGGGCGCAGATCAGTTCTGCGCCCAACCAATCACTTTCAGCTGCATAACCCTTTCGAACAACCAAGGAGCCTCACCAATGGCATACGACGACACGCGTCACTTGAAAGACCGGGAGATCAAGTCCCGCTACGACGATGAAACCTATGAGGCCTTAAAGGCCGTGGCCCGCCTGCACAAGCTGCAGCTCGCGGTATTCGTGCGCATGTGCGTCGAGGAGAAGCTGGAAAGCATCGTCGAGAGCGATGTTACCGATGAACGCCACATGGCCTGAAGGCCGACAGGAGGCCCTGTGCCTGAAACCACGATCTGCCATGGGATCGATGGAAGGCTTTACGAAAAGCTTGAACGACTGGCGAAAGCGGCAGGCGTAACGCCTGACGAGTACGCCGCAAAGCTTGGAGCGGAGCGTTTCTTCGAGAAGACCAGGCCAAAGGGTTCCGGAAAGCTTCGGAATCTGCCGGTAACACGGCGTGACCCACCGAAGGACTCAATAGGCCCGGAAAAGGGAGGCCCTGATGAAGCCCTTGAATAGAAAACCCAAACCGCAGGCACAAAAAAGCCGGGGTGCGATCCCGGCTTCTTGTGCAGCAAATAGCAAAACAACCTGTGAGGCCGATTATGCATACCTCTAGCCACGATGTACAGGCCCTCAAAAAGCCAGCGACACAATTCCATGATTCGCAAAACGTGTCGCGACCAACGATGTCGTCTCGCGAGATCGCCAACGTCACCGGCAAGCGTCACGCGAACGTCAAACGCGACATTCTCGCAATGCTCAAAGAGCTCAAGGTAGATGCACTCAGTTTTGAGCACATCTACTTGGACGGCCAGAACCGCGAACAGATCGAATACCTGCTCGACCGCGAGCACACCGATTGCCTGCTGACCGGCTACAGCGCACCAATGCGGATGAAGGTTATTCGCCGATGGCGCGAACTCGAGCAGCAGGATGGAGCCCGCCAGGCTGTTCTCGCCAACGGCACTAAGGTCGTCGGCGAACTGGCAATCCTTGAATGCTTCACTCGTCTGCTGAAGCCCGCTCCGTCCAGCCAGGTGCTGATGCTTGCTCAGATCGCCAAGAACAACGGCCTGGAGTCGAGTTTCCTTCCAGGCTACGCAATAGACGCCGCGCCCGATGCCGCCGGCGGCTCATCGATGCCTACCAAGTCGGCCACAGCCTTGCTGAAGGACAACGGCATCCGTTGCGCGCCTGCGGCCTTCAACACTGCCCTGGCTGCCCATGGCTTCCTCAAGCAGCTCCAGCGCAAGAACTCCAAGGGCGAAATGGTTCCGTTCTGGTCGGTGACTGAAAAGGGTCTCCAGTACGGCAAGAACCTCACCAGCCCCCAATCCCCACGCGAGACGCAGCCCCACTGGTATGTCGATCGCTTCCTCGAGCTCGCCGGCATCGTCGGCAAAGGCAGCAAGTAATGGCCGGAGACTGGATCAAATTTGAACTCGCAACTATGGACAAGCCCGAGGTTTGCCAGATATCGGACCTCGCTGATATTGATCAGGACGCCGTCGTCGGGAAGCTGATGCGTGTATGGGCATGGTTCGATCAACAAACCGAAAAAGGTAACGCTCCGAGCGTTAGCAAAAAGTTACTGGATCGTTCTGTTGGCGTTATCGGATTTTGCGATCACATGAAAGCTGTGGGGTGGATGGCTGAATCTGACGGAGTTATCAGCCTGCCGCATTTCGATAGACACAACGGAAAGACCGGTAAAAACAGGGCCTTAACGGCAAAAAGGGTATCGAACCACAAATCAAAAGGTAACGCTTCCAGCGTTACTTCTGCGTTACCTAAAGAAGAGAAGAGAAGAGAAGATCAAAACAACACTCTACGCGAGGAGCAGGAAAATCCCGCCGACCCAAAAGCGCCAACCGAGATGACCCTTGACTGGGTGCCCGACGAGAAGCTGCTGAAGGCCTACGCGTTCCGAATGGCAATCCCGGTGACCGCGTTCACTCCCGACGCCACTGCCTCGTTCGTCTGCCACTACTCGGCATCCGGCCGCATCGAGACGCAAGCGTCCTGGGTCAGCCTGCTCGTGAAGTGGGTGAAGCGCGACACAGCCACGGCCAACAACGTTCACCCGTTCCCTGGGCTTCGACAGGCCAATGGACCCGACTTTGACGACCAGACCTGGGCTGACAATCTCGAGGACGCGCTATGAGCAACAAGCCAAAGCCGCCGCGAAGCGCTGCGCAGCTCATGAAGGCCGCAGGCGCGACCGAGGACCTTCCAAGCGCAATGGCAGGGTACAAGCCTCCAGCGCTGCCGGTCATGCCCAAGACACTGCCACCGGGCACGGTGGACGTCGTCAATGCCCTGTTCAAGGAGCTGCAGGCCATCTTCCCGGCCTGGAAGCAGGCATGGCCGACCGATGCCGCGTTGAGCACTGCCAAGCGCAGCTGGATCAAGGCGTTCATCGTCGCCGAGATCAATACCCTGGAGCAGATCCGCTTCGGCATCGAGCGCTGCCGCTCGCTGGGCACGGACTTCGCGCCGAGCGTGGGCAAGTTCATCAAGCTCTGTCAGCCGACACCGGAGATGCTCGGGATTCCGCCGCACGACAAGGCGTTCCGCGAGGCGCTGGTAAACGCCCACCCGAGTCGGTTCGGGAATCGCACCTGGTCGCACCCAGCCGTGCGTCACGCCGCGCTGCAATGCGAGATGCACAACCTGGGCGACCTGATCCCCGAGAAGGCCAGCAAGGTATTCGACAGGGCCTACGACATCACCATCCGCATGCTGATGCAGGGCAAGCCGCTTGAAGACATCGCTTTAGGCATCGGCCACGACAGCCAAAAGACGGAACTGGAGCGGGCAGAGGAGTACGCCAGCCAGCGCCAGGCCCGGCTGCTGGAGATCCAGGCCATCCCATGCAGCGGCACAGCGGCACGTGCGCAGCTGATGGCGAAGTTCGGCAAGAAGAATCGGGAGCAACGGATATGAAACGAGCATCCCCAGTACAGCTACGCCAAGCTCTTGAGGTAGCGAACGTGACCGACAAGATGCGTGAAGAGTTTGAGAGCGCGGTGAAGCGAGATTGGCCGTCCGCACCTTTGCTCAGGGTCAATCAGGTCGGCGCACCCTCCGATGGGTTTTATCGGGACGACCGCATTCAGCACGCTTGGTGGGGATGGCAGGCCTCACGTGCGGCGCTGGTGTTTGAACTGCCAGTTGTCGATGAGCTCGAGTGGGCTGTCACTAGCGACGAATGCGCAGCAATGCGCGAAGGCATAGAGGTCATGGCCCGCCGCATTGAGTCTTCTGGCTTCAAGGTGAATAGACCGCCCAAGCCCATTGCGCCAGAGCGCGCTTGTCCTGGCTGCGGCGAGAAAGGGTTTTCCGCCAACTGCATGCAATGCATTCCTTACTGAGGCCTTGATCATGAACGATAAAATCCGTGAAGAGTTTGAAGCCTCGGTGCTGAGCGAATATCCAAATCAAAACATGGGCAAGTTCGCCACTGGCGAGTACCAAAGCACCACGATTGAGCATTGCTGGTGGGCCTGGCAGCAATCCCGCAAGGTGCTGGTGATTGAGCTGCCCGAGCACTACCAATACGACAGCCCAGGCGAGGTAATTCCAGTTCTCAAGGATTGCCGCGCAGCCATCGAAGCCGCAGGCCTGAAGGTGAAGTCATGAGCAAGAGACAGCCTATGCAGCCGGTTGTGGTAGCTGCCGACGGGACCATCCGCTTCAAGCAAAACAAAATCGTCAGTGACATGTTGGAGATTTGCCAGAAGAACGGGCTCGACCTGAATGAAATTGCCATGCGCGACTACGAAAAGGATGACCGCTCCCAACTCATGCAGTTGATCGGATACAGCGTCAGCGGCTACGGAAGCCTGAGCTGTGCTCGCGCCAAGCACCTGATGCGCGCTGACGAAAAGGCCGAATCGCTGATCAGCGAGGTGAAGCCATGAATCTCTCGGCAGAAAACATCGGGCAAATCCGCGAACTGGTGCGCAGTGGCTATCCGCTCAAGGCGCGTGACGCCAAGGACTTGCTGGGTCATAACGACCACCTGGTCGAGCTGCTGGAAGCCCGCGGCCGTTTGATGCTCGGCGTAGAGATTGAGCGCGACCAGCTCCGCGCCGAAATCGCCGGCCTCAAAACCGGTTACGAAGCCTACGAGCAGGTGAATGCTGAGCTGAAGGCTGAGGTGGAGAAGCTTGGCAGCGAACTTGCCGAAACAGAGTTGCGCGCACTGAAGTACATCCATCGTTTTGCTGCCGCCAGCGACCTTGGGCGAGAAATGCGGGTCGCCTTGGAAGCGATCGTAGCTTTGGGCGGGTCTGGTCCGGAGTTTCAGATTGCACATGACGCTCTTGAGCCATTCCGTACACATGCCGCCGCCATAGGCAAGGGAGCTCAGTCATGAACATGAACGCTATCGCTTTGTGGCTCGGCTACGGCTCGATGATCGTCGGCGGCGCGCTGCTGATCGCGGCGGTGCTCTTTGTGGTTGGGTGCGCACTTGCCGCGGTCGCGAACAAGAGCTTGCGAGCGCTGATCCGCATCTACGACCTGAAGACACTGCGCGCGACCATGCGGCAGCTTGAGGCCGACGGCAAGGTCAGCAAGAAGACGGGAGTTCAGTCATGAGCAACGTCATCCACAAGCCGCGTCACTACTGGGCTGCCGGATCGAGCCGAATCCGCGACGTGTTCCGCCTGGCCTACCTGTTCGCCACTGAGCTATCTGCCGCCGGTGCCGTAGAGATCATCGTCCGCCCGGTGAAGTCCCGCCGCACCCTGGAGCAGAACGCCAAGCTGTGGGCAATGCTTGGCGATATCTCCCGCCAGGTCGATTGGCCGGTCAACGGCATGATGCAGAAGCTGGACAGCGAGGACTGGAAGGCGCTGATGACCGCAGCAGCCCGTCAGGAGATCCGGATGGCCCAGGGCATCAACGGCGGGGTTGTGATGCTTGGCGAGAGCACCAAGCGCATGACCGTGGCCGAGCTGGGCGACGTGATCGAGTGCATGTACGCCTTCGGCGCCGACAAGGGCGTGGTCTGGAGTGAGCCGAAGGGGCAGATGCCCGAGCAGTGGGAGGCGGCAGCATGAAGCGCACCCCACTACTGCGCAAAACTCCGCTCAAGTCCGCCGGCCCGCGCCGCAAGCGCTGCCCAGAATGCCGCGTGATGTACGCGCCGGCCAGAGAATCGCAAGCCGTGTGTGGGGAGATCGCCTGCGCCATCGCTCACGCCCAGTCGGAGAAGGGTAAGGCGAGCGCCAAGAAGGCCCTGGCGGATGTTGGTCGCCGGGACATCGAGGTACGCAAGGAAGCCCTAAAGACCCGATCGGACCACATGAAGGACGCTGAGAAAGCTGTACGGGACTACCGGCGCACCTACGAGCTGAGCATCGGCAGCGGGTGCATCAGTTGTGGCCTGAGTCAGGAAGAAATCCGCGCAGCTCAAGGCTGGAAGGTCGGCGGCGCATTCGATGCCGGCCACTTCATGGGCAAGGGCGCCCGGCCAGAGTTGCGGCTGACCCCATCCAACATATGGCTCCAATGCAAGGCCTGTAATTCGGGCTCTTACATGCACGCCAGGAAGGGATACACCGTTTCCCAGGGATTCCGCGCCGGACTCATTGCCCGGATCGGCCTGGAGGCGGTCGAGGCTCTTGAGGTTGACCATGAGCCGCGCAAGTACACCGTGGAAGAACTCAAGGCAATAACCGCCGAATACCGGGCCAAGACCCGCGAACTGAAGAGGGGCCACGCAGCATGAAAATCAACTCAGCGCGCCAGGCTTGGCATGACTGCAACTACAACCCGGCCCCGGGCCAGACCTCCGACGTCGTGCAGCTCGGTGTGGTGGTGCAGAACACGGAGCGCGGGCCAACGGCCAACCATGCCGTCCATGGCGCCCTGGCCGGTCACATCCAGTCGGCAATCGCCAGACTTCACCCGCAGATCCGCGTGTTCGGGGATTACATGTACGCCGCCGCCCAGTGCGACGACATCCGGGAAGCGGCGGAGGAGGTGGTGTTTCTGCTGGTGCAAAGCCGGTCGCCACGGATGACAGCCGCCAAGCGCGAAAAGCTCGAGTACGTGGTGAAGGGCGTGCTGCGCCGGTACCGCCATATGCACCAGGGCGGCCAGTCGGCCAACGAGGACCCGCTTGCCAACGCCGAGAAGTTCCGCGCCTGGATGTGGCAGGTTTACGAGGTGCGCCTGGAGTCATGCAACTGGGAGCGGGATTGGGGTGGTGTGCTGCAGTTGATCTTCGAGTGCTGCGAGGATCTGGACCGTCGAGCGCTGAGCCCGATAGCTGCGGTGATATACGAAATGCGCGAGGCCGCTTGAGGGCCTATTGCGTTCCCGTGCGGCTGGTGATACCGTAACGCCACTGTTAGAGTTTTGCCTTCGGCAACTTACTCAAATCCCTAAATAAACCCGGCCATTGCGCCGGGTTTTTGCGTTTTCGGCTCCACCACACCCATTGCCCCGAGCTGGGAGTGCTGCTGGAGCTGATTCAACTTCGCCGCTGCTCCCCAGCGTTTGGCCGATCACACCGGCCCTTTTATTCCGGTACCGCCCATGACTGAAGTCTCGCGCATTGCAGACAGCACGACATTCAAGGTCGTCGTTCCGATCCTGCAAACGATTCTGTCGGCCGGTGCCATTGGTGCGTTCGTCTACGTGGTCGGTTCGCTCGGATCACTCCAGATGCAGCTCGCCGCCTACCAGACCAACCAGGCCCTCATCGGGCAGAGGGTTGACTCGTTGGAGCGATCGAGGGAGTCGACGGACAAGTTGGTCGATTCCCTCCGCGTGAACACCCAGCGCCAGGAGTTCAAGATCGACCAGGTAGGGGAGAGCCTGAAGGCCCTCGTCCAAACAGGTAGACCCAAGTGAATCGCCTGCTGATCGTCCTCATTCTGCTCACGGGCTGTGTGCACAAGGAAGCGATCCAGGAGCCGCCTAAGGTTCAACGCATCACCGTACACCGATATGTCAGCGAACAATGCCAGCCAGGCCAAGAAGAGCGCCTACGCGAGGCCCTGAAAAGTGCCCGAGAGTGGAAGCGCTATGCCGAAAGCCTGGAAAAACTGCCAGCAGCGAAGACGACCCATGAAATTGATCCCTGAATGGCGGAAGGCCTGGCGCATGACGAGCGTGCAGTTGGCGATTGTCGGTGTGGTGCTCAATGCCGCCGCGACGGG